CCTTATATTCGGTATTCGCAAATAGCAAATACCAACGACCCTGAGGAGGTTCGAACTCCCGATCCCCTGCGTGACAGGCAGGTGCTTTCAACCGCTAAGCTACAAGGTCAATTAGATGAAAAAGAAGTTTTTGGATAGGATAACCTACCTTTGCACCTATTTAAACTACCTAGCAGTCCCGGACTTCTCCGAATCCACAGAGGGAGGAGTCGAACCTCCGTTTCTTTTTCATCAAAGCACTCACACTTAATAAGTGGAGGAATATGGAGATAAATCTCCAAGAGCGGAATATCGGATTCGAACCGACGACGAACTGCTTGGAAGGCAGCCATTCTACCACTGAATTAATTCCGCAAATTGGTTCTCATTCTAGTATTCCTGTACAAAGGATAGATATAAGAACCAATGGACTCAAAGAGAATCGAACTCTTCACAGTTTGCTTGCAAAGCAATCTCGCCAACCTTGGTACATGTGAGCCCATAAAGATGCCGAAAAATCGGCAAATCCAGAAGGTTGGGATCGAACCAACGTCTTCACCGCCCCAAACGGTGCCGTCTACCGCTGACTTACTCCTGGATAATAAGACATCATATATGATGTCAATGGCGGAGGCAGGATTTGAACCTGCGACTTCTAGGTTATGAGCCTAGCGAGCTACCGGACTGCTCTACTCCACATTACGTTGGGCACCACCCAACTGAGGACTTTCCCTTTGTCAATGAATATTTATTGTGATTTCATAAACACATCCAGGTAGGATATCGTCTGACTGGTCACACGCTCTTCTTTTTGGTTAAGGGTCAGAGTCAACCCTAGTGGGAGAGAGAGGAATCGAACCTCCGATGGTTCCTATGTAACGCTTTTACAGAGCGCCGCCACACATATTGCCGACAGTAGCCACTCTCCCAAATCCTCTTATATGTTTATCGATATTAACGTAGTGAGTGGGTTAAACACAAGATGCCCTTTTGATACTCACGTTCCCTAACACCAATTTATATTGGATTCTTAGTTTCATACGTTAAGTGGTCGAAAACACTATGGCATTAAGAGGAAATGCCTCGACTCCGAAGAGTCAATGGGTCCGGTGAGACTTGAACTCACAACCTTCGCCTTAAAAGGGCGCTATTCTCACCAATTGAATTACGGACCCGATAATAAGGAATTTATATTCAGTTGTCAATGTGCTTGGTGGTCTCTCAACCACTCCTTAAGAATACCACGGAGACCGTTGCGGGTCAAGTGGTGTGTGCCAGTTCCGAAAGTGGATTTGGCAGTTTGGGGTCTCGTTCCCCCACCGATTTACTTAGAATACCACCTTTCAGACCGTTGTGGGTGATTGGTGGACACTTGTGAAACTGTCACAACAACAAAAAAGGGGAGGAAACTTTTGGTTTCTCTCCCCTTTTACTTTTATGTCGGAATGGTTTATTCGTTCATAAAAGTAAAAGAGGACTGACCCGCAATATGCCCGAGTGAATCCATATTGGTATTGCTACCAAGTGGATATGTAAATTCGGGTTTTTGCGAAACGATTGTCATCTTTGTTTTACAAGTATGTTTTATTTATAAGACTTTTTTGGAAAATTAAGAATTGCTAACAAATTTATTAATTTTAGTTGCAAGTTCTTCAATTTTATTATAAGACGGATACTCAGGGTAATCCATCTTCACTGAATTTCTAGGGTCTTCATTCCACATGGCAGTAGTTGCATACTCTGCCTGATACGAAGATTCCGCCAATCCTTGTGCTTGGCAAAAAATTTTAAACCTAAGTTCATAAGGTGTCATTTTTTACTCCTTGTGTGTTTTGTATGTTCCTCCGTCTGAGAATCGAACTCAGTTTCCATGTGTGTTGTCCACCCGTCCTTACCAATAGACTACCAGAGGTTGATGGAGTAAGTGTGATATACCTCATAAGGATGTAACAGGGACTTACCCTCTATCAGTTTTATATATGGAGTATTATGCTCCAACAGGCGTATCAGGATTCGAACCTGAGATGAGGAGGTAGAAGCTCCTAGTGATAATCCACTTCACCATACGCCCATAAGAGACCTCTCGGTTTGTGCATCGTTGAGAGGCATGAGAGGTGCGGGACTTACGAGAGGGTTGGAACCTCGTCTGCCCATGAGAGAAGTATAAGACCTAATCTCTCGGATGTCAACCCCCCTTGCGGGCGGTTTTTTCCTCGCTGATTTCTGCACGGCGAGTTTTGGCGAGTTTTGAGAATTCTAGAAGTGCCTTACGGGCGCGAGTACCTGCTGAGGCATTACCCGCAACGAATTTTTCGTCATCAACTTTCCATTGCTCAAAAGCGTCAACCAGTTGTTGAATAGTATCGGACATAACGTCTCCAAAAATAATAACTTATTATATAGTAGAGATTTAATTACATCCATCATAAAAAGGAGCACAAATTCGCATCTCACCACCAAGAGACTTACATTCATCAGTATAACACACAGAAGTATTCAATGGTGATTCAGAATATCTTGGGCGATAAACTGAATTTGCCTTCTCAATAATTCCGTCATATTCTGGAAGAATTCTTTCAATTGCCCGAGTCGTATCCCGCTCAACTCTTTGATTTAAGAGTTCGGGAGTCTTAATGATGTATTCATTCAGTTCAGACTGTGGAAAAAACTTTCGTTGAATTTCATCAACTAAATCATATAATGATTTTTCAGATACTCCTGTACATTGAGATACAGAACCAACTAAAGTTGTAAGAACTACACCGATTACAGCAAACCTGATGATTTTATCCTTGGACATAAGAAAAGGGGAGGTTTGAGTATCTCCCCGTATTTATTTTAATTTTTATATTCTATCACACTCTAGAATAACAAACTTGGGCAACACCTTGACTTGCTGAGGCAATTCGAGTAAAAGCGCCATAAGATAGGTCAAGAGAGCGACCACTCACATAAGGCCCACGGTCATTAACATATACAATCACAGATTTACCATTCGCTTGATTTGTAACTCTTAGGCGGGTTCCAAATGGAAGAGACCTATGAGCAGTAGATAGACCATAAGCATTAAACCTTTCGCCATTTGCTGTGATTTGTCCATGATATCCATCATTAATTCCATAATGGGATGCGAGTGTGCATCCAGACGATGCGTTTGCTGCAAAGGGCGTAAATCCAATTGTAGTAGCAGCAAAAGACGTAAAGATTTTTTTGAAGTTAAAAAGCATTTAAATAAACAGAATTCTACATCCGTATAGAAGAAGGGGTCCACTTCCTTTTCAAGAAGCATCTTCCACGGCTCTAAATCAAAGTCAAAGACTCATAATAATTACCCTGCTCATAACAGGGATTTCTCATAATAAGTGAATATTTAGGATTTGTCAAGGGGTCCAATTTTTAAACTGGTCTTTGTATAAATAACTAAAAAGTTTTTACAAATGGACACTCAAGACATTTATAATCTTCAAGAAGCATACATGAGCATCTATCAAGATGTAGATTATCTCACAGAGGATGCACATCTTTCATCAGATATATACAATGAAGAAGTAAACTATTATAACATCATTCTCTCATATCTAATTGATGAAGGTTATGCAGAGTCACCAGAATCCGCTGTAGGAATTATGGTGAATATGAGTGAGGATTGGAAGGATTGTATTATTGATGAAGAACTCACTGGACCAAGACGTGAGTATGCCTTAGATAGATCTGAAAAATTAAGGTCACTTGCTGGACCTGGATTTAGAAAGGTAAGAGGTCCGCAACGTGATATTTCACACAGTTTGCTTTCAAAGGCGGGTAAATTGGAAAAACTTGCAACTAGAACTCAAGGTGGTGGATGGGAAAACCTCCCTAGAAAAAGAGGTGGAAGCGGACTTAGAGGGGAACCAAAAGAAATGGATTTTGCTGTACCTCATGATCGTAGTCAAAAATCAACAAAGGAACTAATCAAATCAAAATTACGCAAAAGAGCACTGAGAGATATAAAAAGAAGATGATTTAATATTATGCAAAAGAGGGTCCTAAAAACCCTCTTTTTTAATAAATAACTATAAATGACTGTATTATGAGTAGGACATTTAATACTCCACATAGAGAACACTGGAATGCTCCGATTCATAATATCTTAAAAGCAATTGATAATCATAATCAAGAATATTTTAAAGGTGGAAATACATGGCATTTGAAAAAAGCAGAAATGCTTCGAGAATATGTAAGTGAACTCAAGACTTGGATACATCAACAAGAAAGTCTTTAATCACTTATCTTCAAAGTATTTCTGATATAAATCAAATGCTTTTTTCTGCTCACCATTCTCAATGAGGTTTTTGATGACCTTAAGAATCTTCCGTTTAAAGTTGTTTGAAGAAGACTCTTGATATTTCATTCACCCTTCTTGGTAAACAGATACAAATACTCTCCCTTTCTTTGTGAGTGGAAGAACCTTGTCTCGAAGGTCTTGATTCTTAAGTCTTACACATCCATGAGTTGCATATAGAGTTTGGTTTGGACTCCATGCACCAGGCCACCCACAAGCAGAACCTCCACCGTGCATCATAATACCAGCACGTCCATACTTATTTTCTTGATTTTCAAGTTCAACTAAATCAAAACTATACCATCCATATGCCATTAAAGTCCTATCATAAGATGGGTTTGCTCCAACTCTATCATAATCCTTATAAACTTCACCAATCTTATAAAGACCTGGTGGAGTATCTGTATTCGTGAACTTAAACTCATAATCACTGCCTTGACCTCTAGCAAGTGCTGGAATTTCCCATAGCAACTTACCTGTAAAGTCATATGCCTTCGCAGTTTCAGAAATGTCATTTACTACAATATGACTATCACCTTCTTTAAATCCAAAGTCTCTTGGTGATTTTTTTGGTCCAATCATTTGTCTTCTCCTAAGTATTCGAGTGAATAAATCTCATGGTCTTCGATATTGGGATTCAACCATTCAGAAAACTCAGATTGAATCGCATCCGCTTCATTATGCAAACAAACATTGGACAGATATTCAATTCTATCTACTGCCCAGTCATGTGTACAACGAAGAGTTTTGGTCAAAATTTCCATTACTATTTAGATTTTAGATGGTTTCAACCAGTATCATAGCACCCCTGTCAAGGTCTTGAAACCTAAATAATGATAAAGATTCCTTATGAAATGGCAGTATAACGGGAGTGATTTTGATGAAGTTCCTAAAGGTATGGAAGGTTTTGTTTATCTGATTACAAACTTAGTGAATAATAAAAAGTATATTGGTAAGAAACACTTCTGGA